GAATATTAACCATTTTAAATTATGTTTAATACTATATAAAAGCATTAAATATAAAGTTAGATTAGTTTTTCCCACATTTGCGTGACCTAAAATAATATTGAAATTATTAGGCTTAAACCTAAAGTATTCATCTATTGCAGGTTCTCCTAAACTGAGACCTTCTTTTATTTTTCCTGTAAGTATATCGTTTATCTTATCAACTTGTTGATTAAATTGTATTAGCATATCTTAAATATATAAATAATTACCTTTAAAAAAAAAGGGGAGTAATTTACACCCCCCTTAAAAATATTAAGCTATCTCTCCAATAGTAGCATAATATTAAAATGGATCATTATCAAATCTATCAGGAGAGTGTTGAGTTTGAGTTACTTGTGCTTTTTGGTTTGGTGGTTTATTAATTGTAACCTTTTTTGTATTACCATAACTATCAGCATTTTTTCTATCACTCACATTTAGATTAATGTATCTTTTACCATTTTGTGCAGTAACACAATGCTGAAGTAATTTATCAACTTCAAGATTAACTGCTATAAATGGACCATATTGACCATTAATTACTTTACCATTTCCACAATAGATTTTGTCATTATTATTTTCCATATTTATTTATTTAAAATTTTAGTATAAAAGTATTCAGTTGTTTTTTCTATTTGTTCTAAAGTTATCTTACCACTTGTACATAATTCAATAGCACCTTTAAAAGCTACTTGTCTTAAAATACTTTGATTAGTACTTAGAGGTTTGTTAAATGTTTCAGGTTTTTCAGAAACTAATCGAGCATTTTTATATTGTTCATTAGTTATTTCAAACTTTATTTCTTCTCCTATTTTAGGTTTAAATTCTCCAATAGAGCCAAAGGTATATTGATCTCCATTAGCAAATGTTACTTTGGTTTTAGTTGTTAGCTTACCATATTTGTTAGTGTACTCCCCATTGGGAGTTAATGCAACGATTTTACCTGTCATTAGTTCTTAAATTTATTTGATTATACAATGAATTACATTCCTCTTGAATGCTTTGGACTTGGTTCTCTAAGGCTATAACTCTTGCCTTGTAATATTTTAAAAGTTCTTCCATAATAATTATCTTAATTTTTATAAAGATATAAAAAATTTTTAATAAATGTCAAGTATATATAAAAAAAAAGAGGTCAATTAAGACCTCCTTCTTCAAAGGGTAATTAAGATAACTAATATCTAATGAAAGATAAGATGTTCAAATATACTAAAATAATTCTTCTAATTTTAATTTATAATAATTTATTTTCTCTATTAATTCGTAATTAGAAATTTTTAATGTCTTTCTACTTTCTGCAAGTAATTCTTCTGATTTTTCTTTCCCTAAATAAATACCAAACTTATATTGCTCACCATATCGGTAAACATTACAAGCTACGCATTGCACCTGAACATTCTCCTCATTCCATCTTGTAGAATAATATTTTCTACTCATAAAATGTCCTGCCTGTAAACTTTTCCAATGATCTGTTTTACCACAAGTAACACACTCTGCAATATCATTCTTAGCATATCTTCTTCTTATGTATTCAGAAAATACTGTATCTAATTTCTTTACTAAAGTTTTTCTTGATGGTTTCTTAGGCATCCCTTACTTAATAATTATACTGTATACTATATAATTATACTATACTTTATATATATACTTAATATACTATATATATATACTTAGTAATATAATATTATTTTTAAAATAAAAAAATTTTTATTTATTTTCTTTCATTGAAGTTCCAAAATAATATCCAACTATTGATATAATTGCACCCTCTACAATACCAATTAAGTGAATAAATATTTCTTTATTTTCTGATGGAACATCTACATTAACAATTACCCAAACTAAGAAAGCAAATGACCCTAAAGTTACAACACCTGTTAAATTAAATAAAAAATCAAATCCATACTTTCTTGCTTCAACTTCTCTTTTTCTTGCTGAGTCTCTGTCTGCTACTTCGCTTTTATAAGCCTCTACAAGTTGCTCTCTTGCCTTTTCTTTTTCAATAGGTGTCAATGTATCATCTGTGTCAATAACATTCTTTAAAACGCCTAAAACACCACTATTAGGTAGTAATCCTTTGAACTTGCCTATAATCTTACCTACTTTTGTATCTTTAAATTTCTTGTCGCTCATATTAATAAGTCCACATTACTTTAGGAGATTTATCAGAATCAATATCTATATGAATAAAATTCTTTGCCACTCCTATTCTTGTTATATTATATTTTATAAATAAACTAATTAAATGAAATCTATCTAATGAATTATCACAAGCTATATCTACTGCTAAACCTTTTAAGTGACTGCTTTTTTCTTTGCCTCCTACTTTTTCATTATGTTTTACAGTTCTGTATCCACTTGTTATTTTTATAGGTTTTCCAAACTCCTCTCTAATCTTATCTAAGATGTCTAAAAGGTCTTGGCTCATTAACTGACCACTACCTTGAACATCAGGAGAATCAAACTCAAAATAATTAAAGTATTTCATTTTAATTTTCTTTTTAAATAGTAATAAATCTCTTTACCTACTAAACCAAAAAAACCACCAATAAGACCAACAAGAGCTGCCTGAAATAATCCCACAATACTTATTGATGATAAGGTTGTCAATAACCAACCACCTACAAAAGATATTTTACTATCCAAATCCATAATTTTAATTATTAAACGACCAACCTGCAAAGGTATGGACTCCATTACCCTCCTCTATACTAATCTCTTTTGAAGCCCACCCATAAGGATAAGAAACTTCATTGTTCTCATCTAAAAGTTCATCTTTTTTCCATAAAACATCTACTGAATAATTAGAAGCTAATACAGGAGCTGAGACTTCATTTCCTTCTTCATCATAGCTTCCTTCTGTTACTACAACGTGTCCTAATTTTACAATAGTGTGTGAATGAGTAAAGTTTCCCTCTTCATCTTTTGGTAATGCATCAATTCTTGATTGTGCAGTTGATTGATCTTGAAATTCGTATTTTTTAAATATATGTTTCATTTTTTAATTTATTTATGATGTTAATGCTATTAATTCTGCATCTGTTAATGCTGTGTTGTAATATTTTATATCTTTTGTTTTTCCTTGAAATGTAGAATAACTCAAATCAACTAAAGGGTAAGATGTAAAATTATCAGAAAAACTATCTGTTTCTACAAATATTCCATTTATGTAAACTGTATACCCTAAACTACTATATCTTAATGCTACTTTGTTAAAATTAGTTGTATCTAAAATTTTTCGTATGTCAGCAACCTTAACTCCATTTATGTACACAAAACAATATATTTGATTAGGTGTTCCTCCATATTGTATTCTTAAATATGAATTACCATTGTTTGATAAATTTATTATTCTTTCACTATTATCTTCTAATGACAATGACGCTATCTCTGCATATAAAACTCCTTCTGTATTGCTAAATACTTGGTCATTCCCTGCACCACTACAAGTTTCAGCAACCCTTGTAACACTACTGCCATTAGTTGGTATATAAGATGTTAGATAATCTCCTTCTTCTCCCATAGCCCCATATAAATATATGTAATAATCAGTTCCTAATCCCTGATAATTATTTATAGCACTTTTTGCTGAGTCATCTCCTCCTATAAAAATAGCTGCATTTTCACCTAATTCAATTTTTACATAACATCTATACCAACCATTTCCATAATCTTCAACACCATAGACATCAACTGCAGAATCACTTGGAGGATATAATATATTTCCATTTTCTAAATCAACAAACATTCTTTTGTTTAAACTTGAAGAAGAACCTATGTGAATTTTACTTCTTGTTCCTTTTTTAGCAAAAACTGAAAAAATTGCCTCAGCACTAAAAACTGCACTACCTAACACTTGTTTATAATGAGTAGATGAACTTGTATCCTCTCTTAAAAGTGTAACTTGACTTACTCCTGTAGGGTTTGTTATGTTTGTTTGACTTATTAAATCAGCATTATTTCCTGACCCTGTTCCACCTGAAACAATTTGATCCCCATAATTAACCTCATTAGTTCTACTTGGCTCTAAAAGTAAATGCCCATCAGTATTATTTAAAAAATCTATTCTTCCTTCATCTTGTCCTACTTCTTCAATAAGACCTGATTTATTAACTACTGTTGCAGTACTCGCTCTTGAAAAATCAAAAGGTAAAGGTTTAAAGTTATTATTTTCACTATTATAGGCAAGAACCTGATCTTTTTTAACTGCCCATTTTTTGTTTCCGAAATTAAATGTATTTGCCATAATTATTTTATTATATATTCTTGTGCAGTTGCCATTTCATTAAATGAATCCCAACTTGTTAAATCTTCTAATTCTGAATCAGATAATGCTTCTTTAAATGCTATTACTTGTTTTACTTTTCCATAAAAATCTGAACCCCCTACTCCATCACTATCAAAACTAAAATTATCAAGTCCTGTTGGCATTGTGGCACTTGTATCTGTACCTACTTTAAATCCATTTATCCATAAAGCAATACGATCTGTTTTATATTTAATTGCAATTTTTATATTTTCTGTAATGTCATTTATAGTAAAATCAATGGCTGCTTGAGCAACACCACCACTTGTTATTATTCCTCTTGGAGTATTTGAGTCTACTGAAGTATATCCAATAATTACTCTATTAGAGTTAGAACCATCATTTATACCTAAAAATCTATTAATTTGAGTATCATATAAAGCACTAATTTCACCAAACAACACACCTTCTGAATCATTAAACTCAGCACTTGTTCCTGCTCCATTACAAGTTTCTACTGCTCTTGTTACTGTAGTTCCTGATGTAGGTATGTATGAAGTAGGATAATCTGATACTTCTACTTGAGTACCCCATATATATAAATTTCCTGTTCCATTACCTTGATAGGTATATGAATCATTATTATCAGCAATACCAAATGCAGGTGTGCTTAAAGATGACATAGTCACAGAACATTTATACCAACCATTTCCGTAATATTCTATATTTCCCGTACCACTTTGAACTGATCCTACATATCCATTCAAAACATCAAACCAAGCATTATTTGATGCATTTCTAATTAATAGCCAATTTCTACTGTTTGCTTTAGCAAATACAGATATAGTATGTGTACCTGAACCTGTAAAACCATTTATTGAAATTCTATGATTATTAAATGTAGAATCTTCTGTTATTTTTGATGCGTTTTGTGTTCCATCAGGAGATATAATAGAATTGCTTGTTATTGTACAATTTGATTTGGTATAATAAGATTGACTAAAATCTTCTGAATAAGTTACTAAATTAGTTCTTGATGGTTCTAACAATAAAGAAGGAGTATCTCCTACTACCCCATTAATAATAGGATATTCTAATCTTGGAACACCACTTGCTACTGTATCTATTAAACCATCTTTGTTTACTCTTGTTGCAGTTGATGCTCTTGTAAAGTCAAAATCCCCATCACTTGAATTTGGAATTAAACTATACACTTTTGAGGCTTTATAGCCTGAAGGAATCATTGCTAATCCTGCTTTATCGTATTTGCTCATTACTTTAAACTATTTTTTGTTGTTATTACTAAACTTGTGTGTGCCTCAAATGTGCCACTATCATCAGAAACTCTTTTATAAAAATCGTTTGCATCTCCTACAACTTTTAAGAAGATATACTCTCCTACCCAACTTTCATTATAGATAGTTCCAAAACCTATTTTATTTTGTATTTGTCCCCAACTTGTTATCATTTATTTTATTTTTTAAATATTTTCTTAATCTTGTTATGTTTACCTTTTTAGGTTTACTTTCTCTGTTTATAATACCCATCCATTAAATGTTGCATCCGAATCAGGGTGTATATCATCATTTGTATTACTTCTGTATTCAGGATATAGATTCTCATTATAGCTCATAAAATCAATAAATCTTCTTGTATAGTATTCAGCAAATTCTCTTTCTTTATTTACTAAATAATCTATTTCAGATTTACTTACTGTTTCTGCATTCTCTGAAGTATGTTTATATACTCCATTGTTTTTAACTTGATATGCTGCAAAAGGCAAATAATCAACCATAGCATAGTGTATTAGCATTGGCTGAATATATTTATTAACTAAGGTTAAATAATCTCCTGTTAATGTTCCTGCAATTATATCATTTCCTATCTTATCATATAAATCAGTACCTAAATAATTTCTTACATGAATCTGCTGAGCTATTTTGATAAACTGAATAAATTTATCTGTGTCAACATTTCCATCTAATATTGAATTTCTTATTAAATCCTCTCTCTTTATAAATAATGCTGTAGCCATAATTATCTTGCGTCTTTAGGTAAATTAGGGTTATTTGGACTAAAACCTTTTCTTGGCATATCTTTAGGAGCTACAGGTACTTGTTGCTCATTTACTTCAGGTTTAAAACCTTTTGATCTCGCTTGTGTTGTAGATATTTCAGATTTTTTACCTTCTTTTAATTGATATGTTTTTCTAAACCATTTATGATGACATCTTGCACCACCTTTATATAACCATATAGAATAAGTATCAGTTCCACCTTCTCCAAATCCTGCGTTTACAGGTTTGTCACTCATTCTTAAAATATCTTCTTTTCTATACACTTTTTTAGCACTAACCATCTTTTTACAGAACTCTCTTGAATTTGGTTGAGTTTTTAAGGGTGCATATTGGTATCTTACTTGAAATATTACTCCTTTTTGACTTTCTTGTTTAGAAGTTCCATCTTGTTCTGATTTAGCATTTGGTATCGCTCTACCTGTACTTGCTAATCCTATCATTTTATCAAGTCTTTCTTCTTGGTTATAATCAACCTCCATTTCATCAATAATATCATAAGACTTTAATAATTCTTCTTCATCTTCTCCTAAATCTATTAATTCATCAGCTATAGTGTTTAAATCCTCATCTTTTATGTCATTATGAGTCTTACAAGGCATATACCATACTTTATCTCCCTCTTTATGTTCGTGATAACCCTCGCATCCTTTGTTTTTAGCCTCTCTGATGGCTTCTTCTTTAGTTTCATATACTTCTTGTCCATCTATCTTTTTTAAGGACATTTTAACGCCTGTTTCTTCTTCTTTTGTTTCTTTGTCTATTATTGTTTCATCTAAATCAACAAATTCTAAAGGTTGTAAAGTTTTAAAGTATAAATTTAAAGCTATATCATTATAAGCAAGTATTTGATTAAAGCCATCTATTAAAAGATTTTGGAAAGGTCTTATAACTGTATTATCCATAAGAGCTGATGCAGTTTTTAACTCATCTGCATTGTTTCCTAATCCTGATTGGTCTTTTATACCTAAAAGCATAGGAGAAACTACTCTGTGACTTACCATAATCTTTCTCATACTTTCATCACTTAGGAATTGGTATTGATTATGAGCATCACTTAATTGTATTGGGTCTATTGTTGCTTGTTGTTGTGGGTCATCATTGAATGCTAATATAAATTTACCTGCATTACTTGAGCCACTAAACTTTTGATATATTCTTTGTTCTATTAAAGTTCTTTCTTCTTCATTTGGTGTACCATTGTTAAAATTAATTAACATACTTGGTGCTAAACCATTTAAAATATTATTTAAGTGATAATTACTTATTTCTTCTTCTAATTCTGAATATTGTAATCCACCCTGATAATCGACAGGACTATAATAATAAAATCCTGCTCTATAAGGCTTAATGTATAATATTTCTATTGATTCTTTACTTGTACCAAATGCAGGTATTCTTTTAGGTTTATCAGAAGGTTTAATTTTAGTCCAATCAGAAAAATAAAAATAAGCATCAATATTTCCTTTTTCATTACTCTTTTCAGCTCTTAATGTTTCTATAGGCAAGTGTTCTACTTGTGCCACTCTTTTTCTATCCTTAGAATAAATTACTTGAATTGCACATTGACCCATTAACTTTAAATCATAAGCTAATTTTCTAACACAATCTTTATGAAATAAAGAAATGGCTTGAGCATATTGGTCAGGCTTTTTATTTGAATCAGTTGCATCTAATCCTTTACCATAAATCATTTCTGAAATTCCATTTATAATAGCATTATTGGTTGGACTACCATTATATCTGTCTATCAAGTATTGGAAATAATTATTATCATCTCCATAACTTACCCACTCCTTGTTTCTTACTTCCTTTACTTTTGGGCTTGTATAACTTGACAAATTAACTATACTAACTTCTGTTCCTTTTTTTCTCATACTATTATATAATCGTTATCGTATGTAGTTTCTTCTGTGTAAACATCTTTATTAACTGAAAAATAATTATTAGATGCTTGATTAATTGTTTGATCACTACAAAAGATTTTATCTTTATAAATAACATCTGTTCCATTTGTTACTGTTAAGTTATAAAAATTATTCTCAACTAAATTAAATACATCTCGAATAATCATATAACCTTTATCGTATCTGTAATATTCTATATCACTAATTAAAACATTATCCTCATAAACTCCTCCATCTCCAATTACTCTTACATAATAAGCATAACCATCGTTAAATGTGCCTATTGTTGTAGTAATGTTTGTGTTCTCGTTTCTTATTGTTACTACTATACTATCAGGATATTCTCTTGGTATAATTTTAATCTCCTGCTTTTCTGTGCTTGTAGTAAGAATCTTCATACTTATATAACGACTTTATTTTAACATTTTGCATAAAAAAAGGAGGACTTTTAAATCCTCCCTCTTTAATTAAAACAAAATTAAATCAAAATATTATCTGAATTAAATTTAAAACAAATAATTTTATTTTACAAATTATAATTGACTTGCCTGAAAACAATCATCAGAACAATACATTTTATCTTTTAACATTGGCTTTCCACATTCTAAGCATTCGTGTTCAAGATAATCAGGTTCTCTATACCAATTCATATTTTTATAGTTAAAAGAATTGTTATTAATAAAGCCACAACATAAAAAGAAATTAACCATTTCCAATTGTTAGGGTCTTGCTTTAAGAATTTTTTATATATATTAAACATCTTTATCGTTTTTAATTACTCTTACAATAGTATCTATTATTGTTTCATCAGTAGCATTACCATCTTTATAAGTTTTAAGTAATGTCTTAATTAATTTTCTATTTTCTATATTCATATCTAAAATATTAAAAGGGAGCTTTTACACTCCCTATTGTTATTATTGATTAAGTTCTTGAATGATTATAAGTCTTTCTTTATACTCTACTGCTTTATCTAATTCGTTTAATAATTTTATAACTTTTTCATCATTGTTATTAAATTCAGCATAATCAATTCTATCTTTTATTTCAGATATTTTTTTATTAATTGCTTTTAAAGTGTACATTTTAATTTATTTAGTTATACTTAATTATTTTAATTTTTAACTACTAATTTTATAAAACATTGTTTCTGTCAAATAAAGTTATAGATTCTAACAAATCTTTTGTGTGTTCTCTATCACAAAACTTAATATATTCATCTGTAAATTTTTGGCAATTTTTCAAATCTACTCTTGCTTGAGCCAATTTGGTTGCGGTTTTGGTAGAAGGATTATTTTTAAATTCTGTTTCGCAATTTTTAAATTTTGCTTCTGCTTTCAAATAATTTTCGTTATACATATCTTTTAATTTTAATTACACCATAAATATAAGCACTTTTTCTTAGATATTCAAAATTTTTAATAACTTTTTTTAAATTATTTCAGTTTACTCCATAAAAAAAGGGGAAATTAATCCCCTCTTTTACATAATATTTATTTAACTCTTATTAAGGAGTTGGGTCAATTGGTGTTCCTGAATCATCAGTCGGTGCATCACAGAAGAATGGTGGTGCAGTTTCCTGAGCAGTCAATACTAAAGTAAATCCTGAAAGGTCTCCCATTGCAGCACCTGTAACAATTGTTCCTCCTGTTACTTCTGCTCCATGTTCTTTACCAACTAATAAATAGTTTCCATTATAATCTTCTACCACTATCTGTGGTCTACCATGAGATAATAATTTAATTTGTTCTTGTGTTGCTACATCTAAAAAAGTAAAAGTAGCATTCAAAGTTGTTTCATAGAAAGTAGTTCCATTTTCTCTTGATGAATTGATTGAAGTTTCTAAAGATGAATTTCCTTTAATTTCATATTTATAAAAATCTTCTGTATTATCTAAAGTAATAGAACCTGATGATGGTGATAAAGCTGCAGTTACTGTAGAATAAGGTGCAAAGAAGATATTTTTCAATCCTCCTACCGAACTCTTACAAGGTAAAACTCTACCATTTGATACATTACAAGCCATAGGTTATTTTTTTTATATTAAAAAAGGGTAAGTAGGCACTCGGCTTACCTACCCTGATTTGGTTAAACATTTATTTTATTATGCTAATGTAAGTAATGCTAAATCACTTCCAATACCATATTGTACTCCTGCAGTAAATCTCATTACTACTCTTACATTTTGAGAACCATCTAAGTCTCCCATATCAAGAATCTTAACTTCGTTGTGGTCAGAAAGTAATCCTGTTCCAAAGTAGATGTTAGATTTTTGTCCTGCTACAATGTGGTCAGTAGGCATACCCGGTGATAACTGAACCTTAATACCTTCGAAAGAAAGTGCGTTGCCCATATTATACCATTGAGTACCTTGGTCGTTAATACCTGCTGCACCTAATCCTGAAGAACCAAATCCTCCTAATGCTCTAATGTATGATTGATAAGCAACAGTAGGAACATAGATAGTTGTATCTTCTTTTCCATATACTGCACTTGGTAAAGCATCAACAACATTTCCTAATAAAGAAATAATGTTTGAAGATGTGAAAGAAGTTTCTGAACCATTTGCTGCATCATTAACATCTGAATCTGCCGCCATTAATACTGTTAATCCATCAAACTCTCCTGCGTTTGCATTTACACCACCCCAAATGTTTTGCTCATTCTTTTCTGCAACTAAACCTGCAACGTGACCAATTAAAAAGTCAGAAAATTTTGGAGGTAAGTTGTCGAATGCTGAGTAACCCATTTGAATAGCTTCCCAATCTGATCTAAAGTCTTTTTTACATAACTCAAGATTTACTTGGAACTCCTCAGGTTGTAGGATTCTTTCTGTTAAAGTTATAGCACCTGTGTCAGTGAAGTCACAAGAACCATCTTTAATTACGTTTGCATCTGTTGCTACTTTCTTGATTACCTCTTTAAATTTTACATTAGGTTTAATCTCGATTGCACCATCAGAAATAGTTTTACTTTCTAAAAGAGCTGCTGCGATATATTTACCTGCAAACTCTCCTGCATAAGTAGTTGTGATTGAAGTTGTAGTTGCCATTTTTTATTATTTGATTTTTATAAATTTGCGATTCTATTTAATACTCTGTCTCTTGTGCCTAAAGGTCTTTTGTTACCATAAACCACTTTATTTAATTCTTCTTTAGATTCAGGAGAATGTTTAATTGGTTCTGAGGCAGGTTGAGATAATTCTTCTTTTAAAGCCTCATCTTCTTGACAAGCAAGTTCTGTTAATTTTTGAGACATTAATTCTTCTTCTTTAGCATAATCTTCCTCTTTTGGTTTCATCATCTCTTTGATTTCTTCAACCATAGATTTAATTTCAGCTAATTCTTCTTTAGTAGCATATTTATCTTCATCCTTTAGTTCCTCTTCCTCTACTTTTTCTTCCTTTTCTTCTTCTTCATTAGAAACTTCAGAGATTTCAGATATAATACCTTCTTCTTCTACTTTAAGGATTTTTCCATCCTCTAATTCGTATTCTCCGACAGGTAAAGCTACTTTTTCGTCTTCAGTAACGATAAATACTTCGTTATCTGATTCGAATGCCTCTGCTTCTAAAACAGTACCATTCTCTAATTTCATTTGTTCAAGTTTGACTTCTTCTACTATTTCTTTAGTATCAGACAATTCAATACCTAAAACATTTTTGATTTCTTTAAGCATATCAATTGATTTCATATTTATATAACGATTAAGGGTTAAAATTTTGCATTTAAGGGTTTAAGATTTTCTATATATATTACCAATACCCTGAGCCCATAAACTACCATCACAACACTTTATAGAGTATGTGTCTGTATCTTTACATAAACACGCTCTTGATGAATTTTTTGGACTTGTGTAACTTGGTGTTTTATTCATATTTTTTTTATTCTGTTTATTATTTGGTACTTGCTCTTCTACTTCTTTTAATGTTATCTATAGCATATTGTATTTCCATATTAGTAGCTTTTATCTTTAAAGATATGTCAGCTACATATTGCATTCTAACTCTACCTGTTTTATCCATAATAACAATAACAGGTACAGACATAATACTATTTTGAACCTCTTTAGGTTGATCTTTTAAATAACTAAACTTTACAGTAGCTCCTCTAATGTTACTCAAATCATAGTTATTTCTTTTATTCCATTCTGCGTTTATTTGCAGGACTGTTACATCCTGACTATAAACAAAACTCGCAACCAATACAAATATCGCACATAATAATTTTTTCATTTACTTATTATTTCAAACAACTTATCATCTATCTTTTTTAAAGCATCACTATTCTCCTCCACCTTTTTTCCTGTGTTCATTATAGTTTCTCTGATAAGTTTATCTTTTAAATCATACTCAGTTCTTGATATTTCAGGGACAGGTAATTCTTTAGCCTCCTGAATGTCTTGTTGTATCTGATACCAAAAACCTATTAATACAGATATACCAACTGCTATTGAAATAAGAGTTTTTATGCTTATCTCAAATTTACTATCTTCATTTAGTTCACTCATATTTCCCCTAATTCTTTTAATTTACTTTCACTCCATCTTAAACCTGCTTTACCTCCCCATAATAAATAAGAAATAGTACCACAAGCCTCTTTATCTCCTTCATCATAATATTCACCCGCTCTACTCAAATAAGAGTACATTCTCTTTATTGTTTCTTTGCTTATATTTTTCTTTTGTGCTAATTGTTGGGCTCTAATCTTACCAACATCTGTTGCACATTTATTGTTTACTTTTTCATTTAACTCAATACCTCTTTTTGCATTATTGCTTACTGCATCAGGATAATCATTATAACTTTCTAAAATCATCTTGCTCCCCTTTTTATATCTATTATCTCTTTTGATTATTCCTTTAATAGATTTTAATAAATATTCAGCTTCTTCTTCTTCTATCTGAGCAAGTTGATCTTGTATAGGTTCTTTAGGTCTTTCTGCTTTATCTACAAAATAACCTTCAATACTAAATCCTTTTACTTTACCTGTTTTTACATAATCATTCCAAACTTCATCATTATTTACCTTAACTGCACCTACCCAAGTACCTAATGGCAAATCCATATTATATAAAGCAGTCTTATCTTTTTCTTTGTCTTCTATTATCCAAGATTCAACTAAACTTAAACCATTTAATTCGTATTGGTGTTCTAATGTTGAATTATTTTGGTTTCCTCTCATTAAATAAAGTTCAGATGCTTTTCTAACAGTATCTTTAGAGAAATATATATAATATTCTTGCTCTCCATTTCTTCTGTATATTGGTTTATTAGGAATAAGTAAAGCACCTAATAATATTCTTTTTTCTTTATTTATTTCAGCAAGTTTTACTTCTTGATTTTTTAAAGCAATAAAATCTTCTTCAATAGCAGGATTTTCTACTACTGAAATTGCTTCTATTCCATTATACTCTTGATCTTCATCTAAAATAAGTTCTACTATTTTCATATCTATATAACGATTTTAAATTATAATTTTGCTTTATATTCCTGCTTCTTCTACAATATTTCTGTCTAAGGCTTGGGCAGAAGTTACATCATTACTAACTACAAATGCTTTTATCGGTTGTTGTTGTTGTCCTTGTATCACTCCTGCTAATTGATTTATACCTGATGTCCCTACTGTTTGAACTTGTGGAGGAACTGATGCAGTTGGTACTGTAGGTGTTGAAATAGTTGCTCCTGCACCTCCTCCTGCTCCAACACTTGATGCTACTGCTTTAGTTTTTCCTACTGCTGATTTTATAGCAGATACTACTCCAACTGCTTGAGCTGCATAAGCAATTAGCATTGGTATATTTTGAGGGAAACCTATTTTGGCAGTTTCTGCTACACCCTGAGCTACTGCAGTCCCTGATTTAGCTGCATCTACTGATGCATCTTTTACTGCACCTTGTGCTTTTATTAATGTCTTTTTAGCTTCAAGTATATTTTCTTTTGCAGTCATTATGGTTTTAGCAAGTAATATTGCTTTACCTAATCTTGAATCAGCACCTGCTAAAGCTACTGCATCATTAAATGTTTTTTCCTTTATAGCTCTTTTTTGTTGTTCTATCTTTTCAAGAGCCTCAACATCTTTTTGGTCTTCTTCTTGTTTCTTTAATCTTTCTTCTTCAGCCTTTTCATCATCAGCTATTTTGGCTTCTGCTTTTAAGCCTTTATAATAATCCTCTACTTGTTTCTTTTGTTCTTCTGTCGCTTTTAACCTTTCAAGTTCTTCTATGGCTCTCTGCTCCTCTAATTGTACTTTTTGAAGGTTAGATTCTGCATCTCTATCTCTTTTCTTTTCAAATAATTTATTTTCTAAGTCATCAAGTTTTTTAAGTCTATCTTCTTCCTTTTTATCTGCTTCTGCTTGTATTCTGTCTTTTTCTGCTTGTGCTTCATTTATTGCTTTTTGTTCTTCTGCTTTAGATTGTCTTATTAATGCATTTCTTCTTGTTGCTATTGATTTTTGTTTTAAAAGAGATGCTTCTTCTAATCCTAAAACTTCAGCCTGTAATCTTGCATTTTCTTCTATTTCTTCTCTTGAACTTTCTCCTAAATCTACTTGCTCTTGACTTATTCTTGCTCTCTCTCTTGCTATTTTTAATTGGTCATTTAATATATCTGTTTCTAATTGAGAAGCCTCATCTAAGGCTTTAATTCTATCTTTAATTGCTACTTCTTCATCCTCTGCAATTAATCTATTCTCTGCTATTATTTTTTTTCTTTTAGCATCAACTACTATTAAATCTATTTGTTGGTCTTGTACCTTTTGTAATTCTCCTGCTAATCTTGAAGCTGCACTTGCTTCCTGATTTATTTCTTCTGTAATACCACTAAAATTGTCTTTTATTTGTGAGAGGGTTTCACTAAAAGATTGACTGAATATATTTGTTAATATTTCGCCAAATCCTGAAACTCTATCAGTTATTACAGAAAAACCTGCTGATAATCCATCTATTGCTTGTTTAAGTTTATCTGCACCTCTTTGTGTGTTTGTAAAATAACTTGCTAATGATGCTATTGCAGTTATAAATAAACCAATACCACTTGCTTTTAATGCTAATGAAAAAAGTTTAGTTCCTTTAGTAACTCCTGCAATTCCACTTCTAAAGTTTTTTAATCCTGATACTACATTAGTTATATTTCCTATATAGCCACCTGTATATTTATCTAATAATTGAGTTGAGGATGCTAAGTCTTTTTGTGCAGATTCATTTTTCTTTAAAACCTTTTCATACTTTACCTTTTCATTCTTAATATCAGTTACTGCTAACTTCTCATCTTTTATAGCTTTTTTAGTAGCTACTATTTTATCTCTTAAATCTTTTTGTGCTGCAATTTGTTTTTTAGGTGTTTTATCTAATTGATTCTGTAAATCATTTGACTCTTTTTCAAGTTCAATAATTCTATCTTTTGATAAACCTAAACTTTTATTTAACTCATCAATATTATCTTGAGCCTGTTTTGTTGTTATTTCTATTTCGTATTCTATTGTCTTAGCCATTTAGATTCTATTTTAACTTGTTTTATACTTTCTTTAAATGAATTAGGTAAATAATATTTACCCTGTGCTATTCTTATCCTTTTAGTTTCTCCTTTAGTGTGTTTTAATAATTCTAATATTGTTTTTATCATTATGCACAAACTTTACTTGTAATTAAACTATTGCTATCTACCACAAAAGTATTTTCATAACCTGCATTGCAAATTGTTGTAGTAGCACTTGAGCCAACCTGATAATAAGTTCCTGCAAGTATTCCTGTGGTTAATAATGCATCTTGATATAATTTATCTCCTACATTAAGATTATTTGCATAACCCAAACTTCTTGGATAGAACATTGTTATACTTCCTCCTCCTGAAGTTGTTCCTACATCAGTCAATGTGTTATAATCTAATGATACTTTATTTAATAACTCTAAATCACTTTTTCCTGTTTGTAAATTAGTTTTTATAGAATTAATTAAATAAGTTTTATCTCCTATAACCAACTCATCAGCTAATGAATAATTAACTAAAAATGATACAGGTAATTGTGCTTTAAATTTGCTTATTCTTCTCTTATTGTTGAATACATCTGATATGTAATTTTGATAATAATTACTAAATAAAGAACCATTAAATATTTCAGTAG